ACTGGGTGGGAAAAGAACACTTACGAACCACTAAAGATTAAAAAAACAATCTACCCTAATTGGGAGAAGGGTAACAACGGGCAACCAATACTAAGCCCTAACGGAACAGGAGAATTTTACGGACTAATTGAAACGAAATGAAAGAGAAAGAACTATTAGTAAGCACCTCACTACTTCCAGTCTTAGCCGACTACTTAGAAGAGTGCAATTTAAAAGGAGCAATCAAAAGAGAAGCAAACGCTGTGATTAACTTTATTAGAAACCTAGACCGCCTTTTACTAGAGGGCGCAGAGATAGGCGAACTTGAACAACAAATAGACATCCAGAGAGCATTTAGACAATGGGTAAACGAACATTTTAAAACAGAAGACAATGACTGATTTAATTAAACTAGAACAGACGAAGGAACTAATTAGCCAACTAGGGCTAGACCGAAAAGACAGAACACGCAACACGGTATTTAGACGGGCAATCTTTATGAACTTTCTACGCAAACACGGACTTACTTTAGTCGAAACTGGAAAGCTATTTAACTTAGACCACTCTAGCGTAATCCATAACCTTAAAACATACGATGCACAAAAGATGTACGAAGACTTCAGGGCAATAGAATACTTTATGCAATCTGATCTATCTCAGTTAGTAGATTATCAAAAGGTCGGAGAACTAGAAGAGGCGAAAGTAAAGAAGTTTTCACCGTTAGAATTTAGAATCTTAGGCGTTACCAGTATGCGGGAACTAAAAAAAATTAAAGCGGAAATTGTAAAAGGATGTGAATAATTACCTATATTTGTAAACACTTAAAAACAAAGTAACATGAAAAAAGAAGAAAAAAGCTACCCTCAACTAAACGAAAAGTTTGAGGATTGTATTCCAAAGCCACAGACTATTTGGTTTAAGCTATGGAAAGCTAAACAGGAAATCGAAGCGGTAAAGAAGAACGCTAAGAACCCGCATTTCAAAAACAACTACGCCGACATTAACGCGATCATTGAAGCGGTAGAGCCTGTTCTGTTGAAGTATAATCTAATTTTAATGCAGCCTGTAATGGACGGGAAAGTTGTTACTAAGATTATCGACTGCGAAACTGGACAAAGCGTGGATAGTTGGATGGAACTTCCACAAATCACAGACCCGCAAAAGATAGGTTCTGCTGTTACTTACTTTAGACGTTATACTTTGCAATCACTTCTAAGCCTACAAGCTGAAGACGACGATGCAAACACGGCGAGTGCGACTATCAAAACACAGAAATCAACTATCTCACAAGATCGTTTTGAAGCTGGACTTACCAAGGTAGAAAAAGGTGAAATGACAGCAGAGGCATTTAAGAAAGCATTAAGCGGTTATGAATTAACTGAGTTACAAACTAAAGCGTTGATGTTGTTATGAAAGACAAGTTAATAAACGAACTAACTCTGTTAGACACGGCAATGTATCGACACCTTGGTTTAAGTGAAAAAGAAAGACGATTTAAACACGAGCCACCAAGATACAGAAACAGACTATATGAAGTGTACAATAAGTTAAGTGAAGAAGATTTACAAGAACTAATAAACATAAAAAAAGGACTATGAAAATAAGAGCATCAGCAATAGGCAAGATAATGACTTCCTCCCGTAGTAAAGGGGAGGTCTTATCTCAAACAGCAAAGACTTACATTCAGGAACTAGCACTTGAACACAAATACGGCATTAAGAAAACGATTAACTCCCGTTACATTGACAAAGGGTTAATTGTAGAAGATGAGGCAATTCAACTTTGTGACCGTGTTTTAGAACTTGGTTTTGTAGTTAAAAACGATGAGTACTTTGAAAACGAATTCATCTGCGGTACTCCTGACGTAATAACGGACACTTTAATTGTAGACGTAAAATCGTCTTGGGACTTGTTTACGTTTCCGATGTTTGACGATGAACTGCCAAACAAGGACTACTTTTGGCAAATGCAGGGATATATGGCGTTAACTGGCAAACAAAGTGCAATCGTTTCATATTGCCTAATTGACACCCCGCTAGACATCGTTCAAGACGAAATAAGACGGGCAAGTTGGGCAAAGAAGGAATTAGAAGTTTCTGAAGCTACTGAGAATGAAGTACGACAGCAACACGAATTTAGCCACATCCCAGAACCGAAACGAGTTAAAGCGTTCTTGGTAGAAAAAGACGAACAAGCTATAAACTCAATCTACGAAAAAGTAGAAGAAGCAAGAAAGTATTACCAACAAATAATTGAAAGGATATGAGTTGTAAAATAGACGGTCACTACGACAACACACACGGAAGCCTTTATTACTTTGCAGAAGTACACGGACTTAATTCTTATGAATTCGATATAATAAAACGAATAGTAAGATGCCGAAAAAAGGGTCAATTTCATTCTGACTTAGAAAAGACGAAACGAGTAATAGACTTATACCTATCAGAATTAGGCGATAGAATCGATTTAAGCAACGATTAACCGCTAAGTAATAGTAAGTATTAACCAGACGTAAAATAATGCGTCACAAATCAAATAAATCAATGAGTACATTTGACAACACAAATCGAGGTGCAATCTTTAAGAACAACAAGAAAGAAAAAGAAACGCATCCAGACTACCGAGGAACGATCAACGTTGACGGAGTAGAGAAAGAAATCAGTCTTTGGGTTAAGACCTCACAGAAAGGAGAACAGTTCTTTAGCGTGTCTATTTCAGAGCCGTATAAAAAGACGGATAACAAAGAAGATAAAGACGGACTTCCATTTTAACTAACCAAACCTTACGGTGGAGGTTAACCGTGTTTTTAAAGCTATGAAGAAGCGCATTCCAAGAAAACTAAAGAAAGAACTGAAGAAGAAATACCTTTCATTCGGTGACTTTGACAAGAAGACTAAACTGATTATTTTTGGCATTGAAGAAGACGGTTGTTGGATTGTACCTAAAAACGAACACAAATGAAAACTTGGTACAAAATAGTCTTCAAACTAAATCACCGTTGGTCTTTCTCCGTGTTTAGCTACGAATCTGAAGACGAAAAGAAAGCCAAACTGCAACGATGGAAAGACGACCACGTGAGAGAATACAACCACATAGAAGTAATCTGGCACGGAATAGACGAAATGGATTTTACACAAAAGAAAAAGATTAAAAATTAATCAACACAGACAACTAAACGAAGAAAATTTCGTCTATATTTGCATACAGGTTCGCTTCCACATTATAGAACCATAGAAATTTAGTTTGCCCTGATTGGCGAGTAGCGAGGTGGAAGCCGTGAAAGTTAGTCGGGGCTTTGTTTTAAAATTATTTATTATTTATTATGGAGTATTTAGTGTTTCCCTTTGGTAAATACAAGGGAGTTAAAATTAAAGATTTGCCTTCAACATATATTGTGTTGGCATTAGAGAAGTATGAGTTACCAAAAGAACTATACTATGAGTTGTATTGCACACTTTTGGGAAGGCTTACCGTATATTCGGGCATACATTATTTAATGCAAAATAAAGATGAGGCTGCTATGCTTGATTTTTTAAATAAAAAAATTGAGTCATATGAACAGCTATGAACTAAGCAGAAACTTTTTTGATTGGTGTTTTGAGAACCCAGAGAAAGTGACTCCAAACCACGTATCGATATATATGTTTTCAATAGAACATTGTAACAGACTTGGATGGAAAAGTAAATTTGGGTTTCCCACACAGATGGCTATGGATGCTGTTGGTATTAAGAATTGGAGAACTTATTCTAAAGCATTAAATGAATTGGTAGAATGGGGCTTTATTGATATGCTTGAAAAGTCAAAGAATCAATACTCATCATGTATAATTGCCATTGTAAAAAATACAAAAGCAAATACAAAAGCACTTGCAAAAGCAACGCAATCGCACACACAAAAGCAAGTCAATAGCATTGTAGTCATAGATAAACCTAATAACCAAATAACAAATAAACAGGAAGGTGTAAACGTTGATGGGTTTATTTTGTGGTTTAATAAAATGATGTTAAAGCATAACGGAAAGGAGGGTAAGTTTAAGAAGCTATCACCAACAGACATAAACAACCTTACTAAACTTAAAGAATTGGAGTTTGAAAATCACGATTGGGAAAAAGCATTTATATCAATGAATAAAAGTGAATGGGTCATAAACAACAAAATGTGTAATCCTTCTCACTACCTTCGTAATGAAAACTTTCAAAAGTATTTAAACCAATATGAACCAAACTCGGAACAAGAGTTTACATTTGCTTGGAACAGATGAACGGATTTAAAGTAACAGAACCGCAGGATGTACTAAATAGCCTGTTTAACTATCGAGATAACTACCACGAGAAAGGTGTTTATTTAGGGTTTGAGAAGATAGATGAGTTCTACTCTATGCAGTTGGGAAATTGTACAGATTGGACGGGTTTCCCGATGTCGGGTAAAACACAGGTGCTTATGGAACTACTGTTAAACACTTCGATTTATTACGGATGGAAGCATTTGATTTACTTCCCAGACGTTGGAAATAATGTGGAGATAATAGCCGACTTCATTCAGAAAAAGACGAGTAAGTCTTTTGACCCTAAAAAACCAAACGCTATTAAAAACTCAGAGATTGAACGTGAAATTGATTGGATAACTAAGCACTTTAAGGTCTTAACGAGAACGGATGTAAAGGCGAAAATGACACCAATGGAGTTTTGGGATTACGCCGTGGAGTTAAAGAAAATAGAAGGACTACACACGGCAAGTATTGACAGTTGGAAAGATATGTTTCACGACTACGAGAAATACGGGGGTTATGCCACCTATTTAGAATATGCTTTGCCTTATCGTAATCACATAGCGGAAGAACACAATTTGCACTTGCATACTATTATACATCCTAAACTAACTGAAAAGGAAAACGGCAAACGATCCACTCCGACACCTTACGACTTGAAAGGAGGCTCTGAATGGTTTAACTCCGGTAAATGTATGATAACGGTTCACCGTCCGATAATTGAAGAGAATATAGCTGAGATTCATTTTAACAAGATTAAGCCTCGTTCGGTTGGTAAGGTTGGAAAGTGCGAACTGAGATTTGATTTAAACACCTTGACGTATTACGACATTGATTTAATTTCAAGTGGACAGGCTAAAATATACGCCGCACCACGTGGAGAAACACGGACTTCTAAAATACTTGGAAATGAATACGACAATTTCTACAAACCATTAACACAAAATACTAACTTTGATGACGGGTTACCGTTTTAAAACACGGACAAGATGAAACCAGACACACTAATAGCAGAAGTCAACCTACAAGCGTTGTTAAATTCTATCCGTCTTTCCGTAGCTGAGATAGAGGAAAAGCATCCAAGTAGATTAGACTTAATAGAACCGATGCGAAAACACGAACAAAACCTAAAGTACGCTATCGGAGTATGGAACGAAAGAGAGTATCAGATAAGACAGTTAAACAAAAAAGTAGCTGAGTTAACTGAAGAGAATTTGAGATTAAGACAACGAAATAATTTTTTAGAGATATGAAGCGTTGTAAAAACTGCAAAGAACCATTTACTCCCATCAAAACTACTCTGGAAAGATACTGTCAGAAAGATGAGTGCATCCGTGTTATGGTAAGACAAGCTGTTGAAAAAGAATGGAAGAAAAAGAAAGCCAAGAAGAAAGAAGAGTTAATGACTGTTCAAGATTGGATTAAGATAGCACAGCAGACGTTTAATAAGTACATCCGACTCCGAGACAAAGACAAAGGTTGTATAAGTTGCGGCAAACCACTTACTTCTAAATTTGACGCAGGACATTTCTACAACGCTAATAACCATTGGAATGTTAGATTTTTTGAGAGTAATGTTCACGGACAATGCGTGACTTGCAACCAACACAAGCACGGGAATTTAATAGAGTACCGAAAATGTTTGATTGAAAGAATAGGAGAAGATGAATTTTTTTGGTTAGAATTTTACGCTAAAAAAACACGGAAATTTAGTATTGACGAATTAAAAGAAATCGTAATATTGTACAAACAAAAAATAAAAGACTATGAGAAGAAAGCAGAAAGACCTTAGAGCCTACCGAATAGGCAGAAGGAAAAAAGATTGGTTTATGTACCTATTCTTAAAAGACTGGAATTTTGAACGACTAAATCCGAATGAATAATGAAACTATTTTTAGAACTAACCTGCCCTGAGTGTAAAGGAGAAGGCGGTTACGAAACGATAACAGGAGATGTCAGCGAAAACACGGTATGTCCGTCTTGCGATGGCGACGGTGTTATCTGTAAACAAGTAGATCAAATGTATCTATACAACCTATCGGATAAGCTGAATGAATATCCTGAGTTGGTAGAATGGATTCTTGAAAATTAAACACGGATATGAAAGCAACATTTGAAACTGAAGACCCGAAAGAAATAATCCAACTTGCCAAAGCATCTGACATGGCAGCTTTCATCTGGGAGCTGAAGCACAACGGATGGAGGGTATTCAAGGATACTAATTATGATTATCATCCTGCATGGGAAAGAATCAATGAACTGCTTGAGGAATACAATATCAATCCTGACGAATTGATGTAACGGTATGTAGGTTGAGGCAGTTTAAAATAAAAAAAATATATTATGGATTTTAGATATTTAATTTTTCAGTATGACGTTTACTACCCATTAGGAGGTATAAATGATTTAATAGGAACTTTTAACGACATAGAAGATGTTAGAAGTTTTATTGAAAACAACAAAAGTAATTATGACAATTACCATATTTACGATAGAATTTCGGGCGAACAAATTCATGATTTATGGAGCGATGAATTGCCTCAACCTACTGTTATAAAATCGGTTTGCGTTTCATGTGATGAACAAAAAGAAACTCATGAACTTTGTATGGATTGTGTAAAGAAAATGGTAAAAGAAAATCAGCAAACTGACTTATAAC